TTCTTTAGTTTCATCCTTATCTTCTGTATCTTGTGTGTCTTCTTGGACTTCATCCGTAGGTTGCTCAGTATCTCCGCCAGCTTCAGAGCCTTCTCCAAGTTTTTTCTGGAGTTCGACATAAGCTTTCTCCAATTCTTGAGCATCTTTATATTTACCAGCAAGGAGGTTATCCTCAGCCTCCTGCATAGCTTCTCCTACCTTGAGTGACTCTTGTTCCTCTGCATTGAGGTTGTCAATCGTGGTAGTTTCTTGAGTGTTTTCGTATGTTAATGTTTCTGCCATATTATTGTGGTGGTGCTAGTTGTGGATTCTTACTAGGATCAAGCATCGGAGCCTTAAGCATGTTAGGTGTCTGCTTGATAGCTTCCATCTCAGCCTGCTGTTCCATGGCTTGTTGCTGTTCTCCTTGAATCTCTTGCATACTCTTCACTAGGTTTAGTACATCTATACCTTGTGCAGCTGCAAGTCGTTTAATTAATTCATCAGGATTAATGTATTGTGCAATAGCTTCTGGTCCCATTGTCTGTGCAATAGTCTGTAAGAAACTACCTAATGCTTGTACATCTTGTCCTCTACCTAGTGCATTTATACCAGCTACAATGATAGGCTTAACCATACCTTTAGGTATACGTGGTATCTCACCTGTCTTCTGGAATACATTAAGTTTTCTATTGAGATAAGGTACTAAGAATTCAACTGTAAGTAATCCAAAGAGACCACCTAACTGTTGTTCTAGTTCCATCTGTGTCATCTGTACTTCTTGTGCAGTAGTACGCTCACTATCTCTTACTGATAAGATTAAAAATGCTTCATTTAATCTTGCTTCTAACGCAGCCATAAGTTGATAGGCAGTCTGGAAGTCAGCTGTCTTACCTACTTGTACTACTCCGATATCATCTGGACGTCCTTGGACGATTGCTCCGTTACCTGCAGTCGCTAGAGTCTGTGGCTTAGTAGTGCTTGAAGGTGATACTACAAAAACAACTTTAGCAGCTGCTGCAGAGCCTTCTACAAGTGCCTGAGACAATGCTTCAAGAGACTTAAGATCTCCAATAAATTGCCCTACTCTACCACGACCATAAGCTTCTCCATCTACTGTATTAAAACGTAGAGGTAGCCATGGTGTAGCTTCGACTGGTGCTTTACTATATGAATCGGCTATCTCATGACCATTAACTTCTTGATGCCATAGCATTCTATTATTTTCTCTAATGACATGAGTGTATATATCACATTCCTGTTCTTCTGGTTTGTCTGAAGATACTAAAGGCATCTCCTCCTCGGGAGGTAGATATTTCTCTATTAGTTTCTTGTTGATACGTTCTCTGGTAACTATTTCAATCACGTTTCCATTGCCGTCTCGTTCTAATACGTAGCGATTAAGAGGAAAAAGTTTTAGTCCAGCTTTACCCATAAAGATAAGAGCATTACCACCTACAACTAGATGTTGTAATGCTTGGTGTATTACTACACGATCATCTGATGCTGCAATAGAATCAAGGATGGTTCGTTCTATCTTTGAAAAGGATAAGTCTAATTCTGATTTCATTTCAGGAGGGATGTCTCCTAGTTGTGACTCATCCACTTGCAATTTAAAGAAGCTAGTCTGTGGAGGTACGAGTGATAGAGATAGCTTTGATGCTAA